AATCTGCCAGCGGATCAGCTTCAGGTTCGGCTAGCGGATCGGCCAGCATATCCGAATCCATGTCCGAGTCGGCTTCGGAATCTGCCAGCGAGAGCGAGTCCGGATCGGCCAGCGAATCTGCCAGCGGCAGCGCTTCAGGTTCGGCTTCGGAGTCCGCCAGCATATCGGAATCCATGAGCGAGTCGGCTTCGGAATCTGCCAGCGAGAGCGCGTCTGAATCTGGTAGTGAATCCGCATCAGGATCGGCATCTGAGTCAGCTTCTGGTAGTGCTTCAGGTAGTGCCTCTATCTCAGAAAGTGAGTCAGAATCTGCCAGTGAAAGTGCTTCCGAGTCGGCTTCGGAATCAGCCAGTGAATCAGCTTCTGGGTCAGAGAGTGCATCTGAATCCGAGAGCGCTTCGGAGAGTGCGTCTGGAAGTACCTCTGGTTCTGCCAGCGAATCGGCCTCCGAATCGGCAAGTGGCTCGGCTTCCGCGAGCGCGTCTGGGAGTGAATCTGCATCAGAGAGCGAAAGTGCAAGCGGGTCTGAATCTGCAAGCGAAAGTGAGTCCGCATCAGAATCCATGAGCGAGTCGGAATCCGCGAGCGCAAGTGAAAGTGCCTCAGAGAGCGCATCACCTTCTATTGAATTTCTTTCATCACTACCAATCGTATCTGCTTACGGGGTGCATAGTGCAATCATGGGAGGTCAAATTGTCAGTGGATAGGGTGTCCGTAATCATAGCAGGCCGGTCTGAGCAATACTTTCAACGCACCGTGGAGTCAGTTCTTGAAGCGGCTACAGGAGACGTTGAGGTGATTGCTGTAATCGACGGCGAAGAAGCGGACCCGAAGGTTCATTCCGACGATCCACGGGTGAAGATCGTCCGGCTGGAAACATCCATCGGCCAGCGGGCGGCATACAATCTGGGGGTCAGGGAATCAACCGGCAAGTACGTGATGAAGATTGATGCTCATTGCCTGTTGGGAAAAGGCTTCGATGAAATCCTGGCGGCCCATTGCCCGGAAAAAACCGTGGTCCTCCCAGAAATGCGCCGGCTGGATGTGAGGGCGTGGAAAGATAAGCCACGCGGAAAGACCCATTTCATGTATTTCGGTCTTGATCTGTATTGCCACTTTTGGAGCGAATACCGCAAGCGCGAAGAGGCAAAGTGCGATTATCCAGAGGTGATGACCGGGCAAGGTTCATGCTGGTTCACCACAAGGGAATGGAATGATCACATCGGCCTGTTAGACGAGGGAGTCGGCTCCTGGGGGAATGTCGGGATTGAGATTTCATTAAGGACATGGCTCTGCGGCGGCTCACAGATAGTCAATAAAAAGACATGGCAGGCCCATTGGTTTAGACGAGATGATGGCGGTTTTACCTACCCGATGGATGGCAGGCAGGTTGCGAAAGCGCATAAATACACTTGGGAAAATTATTATTTTAAGGACAATGCATTTCCGAATCAAGTCAAGCCGTTCTCATGGCTGCTCAAGAAGTTTAACCCTCCGGGCTGGGATGCCTATTTAATAGACGAATATAAATCGCCGAGAGTGATTGTTTACTATACGGACAGCAAACTCGAACCGAGACTGGCGGCAGCGGTTCGGAAGCACCTAAAGAAAATGGCGGGTCCGATCCCCATTATAAGTGTCAGCCAGGAACCCTTGAACTTCGGCAAGAACATCTGCGTCGGGGAAAAGCCGCGCTCGGTAATGAGCATGTTTGAGCAGCAGCTTGCCGGATTGAAGGCGGCTCCCGAGGGTTCGATTATCTATCTATGCGAGCATGATATCTTTTATCATTCAAGCCATTTTGCCTTTATCCCGCCGACTAAAAAACATTGCTGGTTTAACACCAATCGTTATCATCATAGGTTCGGGATGGATAGCTTCTTGAAGGCTAGGGGGAAGCGAGCATACAGTCAAGGGGTGGCATATAGGGAAATGTTGATTCCCCATTTTGAGACCAGAATAGCCGAGAGAGGAAAAATAAAAATACACATACCTTTTCATAATTTTGAATCGTCAAGGCCCAATGTGGATATCAGGCATGGTGCAAACCTAACTCCTGACAGTCACTACAAAAGAGATTGGATCGGGAGTAATTTGAAGGGTATTTATAACCTCCCGGGGTGGGGCGGGCCAAAACATTTCAGGTCAGTAGTTGGGTACAGGGAATTAAGCTCAGAAACGGGTCCAGAAAAGTCGGCTATTGCCGTGATAAACAGTAACGGTGGTGATCCAGTAGCATATCTTCGGAAAAAGTTTCGTCGGTCCCTGCCGCAGATGTCTCCTGTTCGATGCATATCGTTCAAGCGCGAAGGACTTCCAGTGATATTCAGAGATTTGCGTTTTGCAAAGGGAGCAGAAATCGGAGTTCGAGAGGGATTTTATTCCGAACAATTATGTAAAACCATCCCAAACATTGACTTACTATGTGTGGATATTTGGGAGGTATACCCCGGTCACAAAGTTAAGAAGACTGCTGAGCAGCATTACGCCGAAGCACAGGAAAGATTAAAACCTTATAATGCGAAACTCTGGAAGAAGGATAGCCTTGATGCAGCAAAAGAGATACCGGATGGATCTCTTGATTTTGTTTATATCGATGCAGCACATAGGTTTGATAATGTCATTCAAGACCTTGTAACATGGGTGCCTAAAGTCAAGGTGGGGGGCATAGTGAGCGGTCATGACTACTACCGGGGAAGGAACAATGGTGTTGTACCTGCGGTGAATGCCTACACATATGCCCACCAGATAAATGAATTTTTTCTGACAGACGAGAAAGAACCGAGTTTCTTTTGGGTGAAGCAATGATTGGTCATCGCTGTAAAAACTGCATATGGTGGGATAATGAGCATGATCACGTGAAAACTATCCCGGTTACTCTTAACAAGGTAGTTCCCGGCATTTGCAGGAAACACAAACCAGGGGGATTGAAGATCGGGGATTATTACTACGGGGTTCAGATCATCATGGATGCTTATGAGTTCTGTGGAGAATTTAGAGGGGGGAGTGATGGGGTGCCCGGCTGAAGTATTTGTAGGCGATAATCTGGTCTTTTCGATCACATGCCATGACGCGGATACCGGGGTCTTGACGGATGCAGATGCGGCGCCGGCCTACAGAGTTTATGAGGATGAGACGGCAACGGCGATTCTGACCGGGACCATGGCCGTACTGGATACTGCCAACACGACCGGATTTTATACCGAACTCGTTGCCTGCACGGTTGCCAACGGATTTGAGGTTGACAAAACCTACACCATCTATATCGAGGCGACCGTTGATGGCGATACCGGCGGGATCTGCTATGCATTTAAGGCCAAAGATCCCCTGGCCGAGGTAAATGTTAAAGAAGTGAACGATGTGGCCTTAACGGGGAACGGGGGAGCAACCCCGTGGGGACCGGTATAACATGAGCATGGGAACCTGCTGGACAACGGGGGTATGGGTAACTGATTCGTGGGCAGATGGATCGTGGGCTGGTCGGATTGCTGCATTCACGACCAGCGTCATCCATGCGATGAAGGGGATAACCATGATCAGCGCGAGGCAAGGCACAACCAAAATAAGCGCCATGGACGGACCTACGAAAATATCGGCAAGGGTGAATTAAATGGACAGATTTAAACCACTACAGCCGGCGGAAGAAGGATATCGGGAGTTTGACTTTGACGATGCGCTGGGGACGGCAACGATAGCATCGGCTGTCGTGTCGGCGAAGATCGTTTCAACCGGCGTTGATGTCACGGCCACTCTGACCACGGTCGCTAAACAGGACATTACGACCGATACGTCATCCTGCTTTGTCTGGTGCATCGGACTGACGGACGGTGTTGACTATCAAATCACCTGTAAGATCGTGGGATCGGACGGTTCAAAACACGAACTGGAAGGGCTGTTGTATGTAGGCGCTGTTCCGGCAACGGCGGTGACGGGAACCGGTCCGGGTCTCGTAGTGGCGCCGATTATCGAGCCGGTTGGCCTGGCGGAAATGAAAACGCACCTAAAGGCAACCGAAACGGCTCTTGATGAAGATATTACTGATGCAATCGTCGGCGGCAGGGAAACGGTTGAGACGATCACCCGCCGGGCGCTCTTAACACAGACGTGGGACTATTGTCTCAATGAGTGGCCGGACGGCGACTATATCAAGCTCCCATTAGGATGCCTCCAGAGTTCCGGGCTGTCCGTAAAGTGGAAGGACGAAGACGGCACGGAAACGACCTTGACCCTAACGACCGACTATCTGGTCGAAACGAACGGGGAGAGGATAGGCCGTGTAGTATTGCCCTATGGCGAGACATGGCCGAGTGGGACTCTTTACCCTTCGAATCCGATCACGGTGCGGTTCGTTGCGGGCTGGACAACCGCCGCCCTGGTCCCGAAGAATATCAAAAGGGCGGTCATGTTTGCGGCGGAAGATGTTTTCTTTCACGGGGACCGTCATGATGTTTTAAAGCCGATTATCGATAACCTTTTGGCGACGTGGAGGCTATGGTGGGAGTTTTGAAAGTAACAAGCCCGAGCGAACTGAATAGGCGGATTGAACTTCAATCCCCGACGACGGCCAACGATGCTATGGGCTCATCCGTCACCACTTGGACGACAGTGGACACCGTATGGGCGAAAAAAACGACTCACCGGAGTGATGAAGCGGTGCAGGCCATGGCGACAACCGGGACGGCGATTCATAACTACCGGATCAGATACAGAACAGACGTGCTGAGTTCATGGCGCATTAAGGACGGGACAAAGTATATGGCGATCATCGGCCCCCCGATTGAAAAGATTGAAGGAAGTCAACGGTATTCGGACATCACGGTGAGGGAGGTGGCATAAATGGAAAATCTCTTAACCGCCATCGCCACCAAATTCTTAGGCTCCGACTTCTCGACCGATGTCGGCGGGCGGGTATATTTGGACAAGGCCCCGGATAAGCCCACGTTTCCATACTGTGTTTATTTTGACGTTACAGACTACCCAGATAATGTTTTTGCCAAAACCGGGGAGGAGTATTTATTTCAGTTTTCCCTATTCTCAGCGGCTCAGGCGGCTGCGGAAATCACTACCATGCTCAAAGACTTGAAGGCGCTCTTTGATGATTGCAGTATGACCATTCCGCCCACCGGGACAGTTACGGATATACTTATCTGGTGTAAGCGAGGCGCTAAACAGACATTTACTGAAGAAATCACGACGGTAAAAGGGACGACACAAATCCGTCACTGGTCGCAGGAATACGAAATCACGACCCAGAAGGTATAGAAAGGAAATCATGGAAAATCTTGATGCAGCAATAGCGGAAGTGAAGGCGGTAAGGGAACATGATGAGGCTTTGTTGGCTGCAAAAGAGGCGGCTGAGGAAGGGAAGCCACTTTCGCAAATCACCCGCTCGGAATGGATAGCGTTTAATTGGATCGAAATCGCCTTGACGATGGGGGATGGCAGAACAGAAAGAATGTTTGACGCCATCACAATGCGGACCCCCGCAGAGGCTTTACAGGCTGCCGACGAGTGGGATCAGACGGCGGAAGAAAGGGCGGAATTCGCATGAGGCTCGCGGGAATCACTAAAATCAGAAACGAACAGGAGATAATTCAAGACACCCTTGATCATTTCTCATTTTGTGATGCCTTGTATGTTTATGATGATTGCTCGTCTGACGCTACGGCTGCTATCTGCAATGCTCACCCGAAAGTCAAAAGTGTCGTGCGGGGGGTGAGTTGGGATTCCGATAGACTCAGGGCCGAGCATCAAACACGGCAAAGAATCCTGAAAGAAGCACAAAAAGATAATCCGGAGTGGATACTATACTTCGATGCTGACGAGAGAATCGATTGGGATTTCAAAGGATACGAGAATTATGACGGCGTGATCATGCAACTGTTTGATTTCTATATCACCGAGGAAGATAAGGACAAACCCTATCACGACAGGCAATGGATGGGGCCTGAGTATCGAAATATTTTGATGATGTTCAGGAACACGCCTAGCGTTAGATATTGCGTGCCAGATCAGCGAGAAGCGTTGCTGGGGTTTGGCGCTAAACCGTTATATGCGGGATATGTCAAGCACTACGGCAAGGC